CTATAGCACTCAACGACATCCGTCCACGTTTTACCCTGGACAGCTCCGATTGTTGCTCCAGGTAATTTGCTATAATCTTTTGTAAATGTTTCAAAGTTTGTCATTGTACCATTTGATGACTCTAATACATCAGGTACAATGTAATAATTCGGTTGTATTTTTTCACACCATTCAGCATATTTTTCTGAATCAAATGCCTCTTTGAGCTCAAAAATAGAATTATCTAATAAAATTTCACCTTCTGGTCTCTTTGCTTTATATCGACCTAGGAACCAGTCTCTATATTCTGGTTCTTTTTCCATTAAATGTACTAAACAATATTGATAATCATTATATAATATTGATTCCGGAAAAAGAGTAATAGGGGATTCGTGTGACACCTTAATCGTCATACAAGTATTATAGCATATCTACTACAAAGATCAAGTAATAAATAATTATACGTGCCGAAACTTGTACCACAGATAAAGAAAGCGATTAAAAAGACAATTGCGTTCCCGACGATACCGTCGTTTAAAGAAACAGTAGGTAATTTTAAAACAGTATTTTCAGCGAAGACACTAAAAGCAGCTGCTAAAAAACAATACGATAAGATTGCAAAGATCTTAGATCCATCCGGAATTAAAGAGCAATTAGCTGGTACTAAGACGGGTCTTATTGATTCTATTACTCCTAAACAGTTTAAAGAGCTTAGTACTGCATGGAGAGAAGGAACAAAACTCTCTCGGAAAGATGCTCTAACTGGCGCTTTAGAACAATTTACCGGTGTAAATTTAAATGAAGGTTTAGGGACTGCAATTATTAATAAAATTAAAGGCGAAGTAGGCGCTCTTAAGAGTACATTACAACAAACAGTATTAGGATGTATTAATAAAGTAGTAAGAGACTTAATGAATAAGTTTCCTACGTTAGATTTTTTAATAAATTTAGAGGATAGATTAAATGGTATTTTAGGTAAGTTTCGTAATCAATTAGAGCAATCAATAGATGCAGAGCTGAGCAAGTTAATGTATAATAAAATTAAAATACATCAGTTAACATTATTTAAACAAAATATACATGGTTCTATTAGAGCAATTTGTCCTGAAGCAACTCCTGCATCAGCTACTGAAGTACAGGCATTTAAAGATGCTTGGAATGAGGGTAAAAGAAAAAGAGAGGAAGCTTATAAGACGTCTGTTACAACAGAAGCAATACAAGAAGAAAAATTTACACCTGAAGATCCTGGAACCCAGTCACAAGTTCGTGAAATATCAGGAACAGTAAGACGAAAGATTTTAATGGATGACGAATATGCTAATAATTTAGTTGCTCAAAATATAGATAATATACAAGGAAATCTGGCTAATAGTATTATTGAAGGTCAAACTATTGAGGACCATGATGTATTAGGATTAACACCTGTTGTATAGGTAAATATAAAAATGATATATGTAAATGCAAATATAGATTCTGAAGTAAAAGAAACGCCACAATATTTTGGTAATTATTTAGGTATCGTTATTCAAAATAATGATGCTGATAAAGCTGGTAAAGCACAAATATGGATTCCTCACATTTCCCCTACAGTATATAAGAATTGGGATGAAAGCAATGAAGATAAGTCGTTTAAATTTATTGGTCGAAATATTGATAGTGACATTACAGATATTTTAGAAAAGCTTAAAATTATTGTTCCTTGGGCAGAGTGTGCTTCTCCGCTCACCGGTAGTATTGCACCTGCTAGATATAATGCATACGAGCAAACTGCAACAATATCAGATTCAAATAGAATGTCGACATTATATCCAAGTGATATAGATAGTAAATATAAACTTAATGATGATGGTATAGGAGAAAAACCAGCAAGAAAATATGAGCATCATAGTCTTAAAGTTGCAGATGCATTCGCAAACAAAGATGAGATTAGATTTAATAATGTAAACAAATATTCATATGGCTATGTACCTACATCTTATTCAAATAGTGCCAAAGGAAGTTTTAGTATTCCTAATGTTGGTGCTCATGTATGGGTGTTCTTTGCTGGAGGTAATCCAAATAATCCTGTTTATTTTGCGACTACATATGGTGAAGATGAATGGAAGTCAATTTATAAATCTGATTTAGATTATCCTGGTACATATGAAAATAAATCTCAGAGTGTAGATCCTACTTATAATCATAATACAGAGACTTATAGAAACAAATATGTTATAAATCAAAAAGGAGGCACTATAGAGATAGTTAACACCGATAATAAAGAGGCTTTAAAGTTAACTCATTATTCAGGATCATTTAAAGAATTTAATAATGATGTAAGTATTGAATTTGCAACACATAATAATCAAAAATTAGTCCTAAGTGATGAATTCTTTACTGTTAACGGTACTAAGAATGATTATGTAGGTATGGATTATGATCAGATCATAAATGGAGATTATTATAAGAAGATTGGTAATTTAAATAGAGATTATCAAAAAGAGTGGAGAGATCTTATGGAAGATATTGCTGATGCTAAGCAATTATTTGAAATCAAAAGAACTAATCAGTGGAGCGATCCAAATGATTTTATAAAAAAGACTAGCGGTATTCAATCTAAATCTGGAACTCATGGTGCCTGCCCTCTTTGTAAAAAAGCATCTATAAGAGATAAAATATGGAGTAATATTTATACTTTTGGTGGTGTCGAGCAAAATGCAGTGTATGACTCAGATAATTTTGTGTTTGTTCACGATCAACCATCGATTGATATTAGTGAACTAATTGCTCCGGGTAGTTCAGCAAAGTTTTTAGGTGATGAACCCTGCCCAGTATGTGCCGGTACTCCTGGCAAAAGTCCGTCAAGCCGAGGCGGAAAATGGTTACCAGAAACTCAAAAAGAAACTGCAATTATATCAAACTTACAAGCAAAAATTCAAGAGATAGTTAATATAGAAAAAAAATTAGGATTAGGCGGTAGTGAGATTGTTAATATTACTAAACATAAAATCGAAAACATTGGGTTAATGTATAATGATTTTCCTTCTATTCGTATAGATGAAGTTGGTAAAATAGAAAATTTTGAAGTTAGAGTTTTTAATAAAGGCGTTACAACGACGAAAAAAGAATCTGCTTTAATTGAGTATGTACATATAGATGATTTTCCGGGAGGAGACCTTACGCAAACTATTGGTAATAAATGGAATGTTTTAGTAGGTAGCGGTGGTGTTAGTCTTAAGTCAACTGGTGGTGTCGATATTGGAGGTACAGTTACTAATATAGCTGGTCAGCAAGTTAATATAAGCTCAGAGTATGAAATTAATATGTCGTCAAAAAGAGTTAGTATCGCAGCTGAGATGCTAACATTACGTAATAAGAGTAATAGACAGGTATTAATAGATGGTAATTTAGGTGTTAATCAGAATATTATTATTAACGGTGGTGCACACGTCGAAGGAGAATTAAGCGTACATCATGTTTCTGCTCCTGTTGAAATACAAGAAACAGAACCGATTATATTGTTTAGTAGATTATTAGCTGGTTTAAGTTTTGATGTAGATTTTGATCTGATATCGCATAATAGGTCTAGTAAAAATGTAGGATCTGGGACAATGCGGTTAACTTTAACTAATTCTAGTAATGATAATAAAGTAGAAGCTTATCCGCATACACATCCTTTTAAAAATTTACCTCTTAAATTATACGCGACAAAAGATGATGTACGAGATGTCGGTAAGACGTTAAATCGTAATTATAAGGTAGCGGCTGATCCAGTAACACATGAAAAGAAAGGTGCCGAGACGCGTTAAACATCCCGGCACCTGATATTATATAAGATAAGAAGCTTTAAGCAACCTCAACATTAATTACTTTCTGTTCTTTACCGGTGGAGGCATCGCGATCCAGTCTAGGAACATTAATGCGTAAAACACCGTCAGTAATTTTTGCGTTTAATTGCTCGATATCAAAATCACCTCCATCGATTCTGAATGATCGGTTATATGTTTCTTCCTTTGAACCAGAAAATCACCTCCATCGATTCTGAATGATCGGTTATATGTTTCTTCCTTTGAACCAGTTTTTGTAGTAATGGTTCGCTTAGCTTCAACATATGCCACATCCGTATCATCATTGTAAGTGACTTTGAGGTCTTCTTTCTTTACCCCTGGGAGGTCAATTTCAACACTAGAGCTTTCCTTAGTTTCGTTAAACCTGATATTGTCATTGGAAAACGACTCACCTGGAGTTGCAAACGATTGTTCTAATGTATTAAAAAGATCAAACATAGGACTGTATGATCTTGCTACCTGCGGTTTTGTTAAGTAATTTAATAAGTTATTCATAACATAACTATTTATGCTATCGAATCTGACGTTCAACTTTTTTTCCAGTCTTTATATTCTGGATTATCATTTTCTTATAAGAACCTATTCTTACTGTAAAGTTTACAGTGTCACCAGAAATAACAGGAGAGGAATCTAAAGTACCAGGATATCTATAAGTCTTAACTACATTACCTCTTACAGTTTCTCTCACTTGAAGTTTAACAGAACTACCTTGTTGATAAGCTAATGCAAAGTAAGTTTCATTCTTGTTCATTATAATTATTTAATAAGCCTTGTATTAATCATATCTAGATATTAAATATTTTATATGGCAGAGGTCAAGAAAGCTAGGTTATTTTTAAGACGAGGTACTGATACTGATAGAAAAACTACTACCTTATGCGAAGGAGAACTTGGTTATTCGACAGATGCCTTTAGAGTAGTAGTCGGTGACGGTACTAGTGCCGGTGGTAGGTCTTTAGGTACTACTGTGTTTGTTAGCGGCGGTCCACTGCAACATAATTTTCATACAGTATTGACTGAAGCTTCAGCTGGCGGTTATGGTATGAAAGGTGACTTAGCTATATTTCCAGCCGCCTCATACCAGAATGCAAATAACGTGACTGTAGCTACTGGTCGGTATGCTTCAACAGTTATGATGTTAACTGCTGATGTCGGAATCGGAACATCGCAGGAGATCTCTACCTCATGGGTTGCAGTTAATTCTGGTATACCATGGGGTAACTTAAGTGTTTCAGATGATGATATTTCTGGTGATCAAGTCCACGGTGGAGATATTTCTGGTGATGTTACATTTAGCGGAACAATATCAACAACAAGTCTAACTGGTACGAGTGCTTTTATAGGTAGCTTAGGCGGTACCACTACTCGCCCTGTTGTGGTTACAAGTACTGGGCAATTAACCGCTACAGCAGCTACAGCCGAAGGTGGTAGTGGCGCTGTTATGGCAGATGGTAGTTTAACGTTTCTTAGTTCACCAGTTTTAATATCATTAATAACAGCAGGTGGTAACCAGAATGATTGGACAGTTTCTCAAGGTTGGGCTGCTGTTCCCGATAATGCAACTATTGCCTTACTTCAATTTGTCTGGCACGGTTGGCAACACTCCGGTGTTGCACAAAACCATCATGTTTTCGAGGTAAGAGAAGGAACCGCGACAACAGCACTCACAGGCGCCGCGGCGCGCCCAGCCAGTGCAGAAGCCGGTGTCTGGTTCGCCATAGGAGGAGCAAATCAATTTAGTTGTCCATTAAGTGCTGATTCTTCTGGCCCATCTCTTCAATATAGGCAAAGACTAGAAGATCAAACTGGCGCCGGGATCGTTACAGCAACCTTTGAAGGTGGTTCTCATTTAAAAATAATCGGGTATATGTAATTATTTTTCCCAAGGAAAAACTATCCAATCATCATTATCAAACTCTCTTACTGTATAATCAGGCATGAAGGTTGTCTTAGGCTTATAATATAATGTAGCAAAATCCCAAGTTATATTATATTGATCATTAAATATGACAAAATTACCGTATACTTTTTTTAAAGTTAATCCTGTATCAACAAGATCGTCAACTATCAGAACCCTCTCTCTCATTAATTCGTCTTGTGTAGGAAAAGAGATTTGTTTTACTACATCATTTATATTATGAGGACCATTGCGCGGAGCGTCGTTTTGATAAGATTTTAAATTGCACGATAGTAATTTATCTACTTTTAGTTGTTTCGCTAAAAGAGCTGCTGGAATCATTCCACCGTTTGCAATGCCAAGGATACAGGTAGGATGAAAGTCTTTTACTTTTTTTGTTAATAAGGATATATCTTGCTCAATACTTTCCCAAGACAAATTAATTTTTGAGGTCATGTAAATCTATGCTAATTTTCTTACCCATGTATTTTACGAGATCTTTTATTTTATCAACTGTTTCCTTTTTCTCTGGTTCATCCATCGTTTTAGTATGCTTATACAGATCTAAAATAAAATCAGGAGTTATTTTATGTTTCGTCTTTATACTTCCTTTTCTTGGCATTATATATATTTACAAATGTCTTTATAACTTCAATCTGTTAAATTAAGATAAAATTGTTAAATAATTAATAATGGCCCATACGATTTATAATGAGGTTACCGCAGTTACTGGGGTTGGATATACACCAGACAGGGTGTTAGGCAAACTTAAAACCGCTTCAGTTGATCTACCGTATTCTCTAGATGACATTAAAATTAGTCATAATGATTTTGCCGTAGCAGAAGTATATAATGATAGTATTCGTAAATTATATCGAAATTATTTGTATTTAATTGCGAACGCTGAAATGGTTACAGCTACGTCTCCTACTTCTTCTCTTTCTTATATAAATGTTGATGATGCATTTACCGCAACTTTATGTTCTACCTCAACGCACCCAGCATCAGGTAATAGTCTTTCCTCAATGGCTGGCATTGGTGATACACACATAGCAAAAAAAGTTGATAGTAATGAGTTTTTATATTTTAATTATAGATCTGGTAACTCGACTGTAATTGAGAGTACTACAGAATTTACAAAACTTTCAACAATATTAGCAGGTAATGCAGTTGAGTTTAATAAAACATTTAATTTTAAAAACGTTATAAGTGTTGATACAGTAGGTAAATTTTTATTTGTTTTAGATAAAGGACTTAATACATTGTTTAAGTTTGATATTTCTGGCTTAGTAACTACTGATACTGCAATAAGACGTACAGGTATTAATAGTGATCGACCTGGTAGGTATTTAGTAAAAACGCTTGGAGGTACTCAGTATTCAGAAATTAAAAATAGGCTCTTAGATCCAGTTAGCTTGAGTGTACATGATGAGAAAATTTATATTTTAGATAATGGTACTCAGAGTGTTAAGGTATATGATTTGAATTTTAATTATATTACTGAAGCTAAGAACCATTCAATGTTTGATTATGTTAATAATGATATACCTGTTTCCATTGTTGTTGATCAATTATCAGACACAGATATAACAGCTCGGGGCTATATACTTACTACCGCTGGTAAAATATATGAGTATAATCCTAAAACAAATACTATATCTAGTCCGTGGATTCCGTTTGAATCATATTTACCGTTTGAAATTTATGTGTTCAAAACAGACCACCCCGTAACATCGCTATCAGGCCGAAAATTATATAAGCCTGAAAATAAAAGCTTTAATAAAATAGTAAATAGTAAGTCTTCAAAAAATATTTTATATGTTTCTACTAATAAAAATATATATAAGTTTTATAAAACAAGATTAGATAGCCCTATTACTAGATTAGATTTTTCATCGAGTATTGAAAATCTAACAACCGATTACACGCTAGTTAGCTCTCAGCAAATTTTATCTTTTGATACTGTGTTATATAACGGGATTGATTATATGGCAGTAACTACATCGACTCTCTCTACAACTTTAGCTGCTACTATTACTGGATTTAAATCCAGTACATATCTGCTTACAGATAAACATACTACTAGCAAGTTATATAATGAGAATTTTTATACTAATTATTTTACTCTATCTGATATATTTGTACTACCTCAAGAAATAGTTAATAATATCACGTTAAATAAAACTACAAAAAAATTAGTATACAATCATTATTCCTTTTTTGAAAATTTAAATAAAAAAATATATAGTTATTATACTCAAGCTAATTTAGGGAATACATTAGCTCCAGCTATATGTACAATAAATGATTATGAATTTATCAAGCCCACTAGTTTTAATGATGACAAAGACTTTTATATAGGTGTTAACGAACCATTATTAACTGATGTTGTTAATCGACCAATCGAATTATTATACAATCAACAAGAGACATTATTTAATTTAATTAAGGAAGAATATTTAAACACCGAACCTCCTTTAGAAGTTCCAACGAGACTACCTGGTAAATATGAACTTACTGATAGTGTGGTGAGTTTATCAGCGTCAAGTATTACAGTTGAATCTGGTAATAACGTTATAATAAAAGTATTACGGCAAAATAGAATTACTATTGATAATCATAGTTCGTCTTTTTCCTACTATACTGTACTTGATACTGCTACAAAAACAGATGTTGTCACTATACCTAGTAATAATGTCAGTGTAAAGGTGTTTGATCTAGGTGTAAGTGAAGTAACAATTACATTAGGAACTAATAAGTTTTTAACTGGAGACTCTCGAAAGTTTAAAGTTGTTATTGCCTCCCAAGCCAATTGCTTTGTTGATCCAGATAAAAGCTCTATAATTGTTACATTAACAAAATCACAATATAAGTATAATATTTCTTTATTTGGCGATACTTCTTTTAAGAGGGTAACTACTGATGATGGGTTTACGGCTCGCGTTGGAGTTCAACGCACTACAGCTGATAACAATTTCTCACTCTCTTCGGTATGTAATATTTTTATAAATTCTCAATCCCTCCCAGGAGGGATGACATATACTCCGGTCGTTCCTTTTAGGTTATTTTGGTCTGCGGTAGAAGGTGATTTTGTACCTGTACCAGGAGGTACTGTAAGTGGTCAAGTTTCTGCTGCAGCAATAGATACTACAAGTACAATATTTTTTACTAAAGGAGTATCTTCAATAATATTTGATCTTAGTGCCAGTGTGTATACAGGTACTGCTGATATAGAGTCGTCGTCTTTAGATGTAATTATTCATCGCGCCGGGACCCATTCTGGTATTAATGGTGGAGATGCGGCTCAGGAACAGAAACAATCTGTATATTTAACAGAGCAATTTAAAACAATATCGTTATTTTTATCTAGTATTTCTGCTGGTGGTACGAGCGAAGTTGGTAATCTTGGAACGACTGATTATAGAGCTGATGGTAGTAGTACTACTTTATTAAGTTGTGTTAACATATGGGACGCACTAACAGCTAGTGATGTATCTAATAATGGTAATGCATTTTCTGCTGTTTCAGCTACTTATCCTATTAGTGCTTCATTTACAGTACAGGGTCCGCTTTCAGTATTTTCAACCGACACATCAGTTCCTGCATTATATATTGAACCACCTGCTACTTTGAGTACACCGTTTATATATTATCAAAATCAAATTGATATTATAGTTGATACTGCCGCTATAGGTAAGGGTGGTAAAGGCGGCGCCGGTGCGCTTAGTAAGCTGAATCATTATGGATATGATTTTGGTCAAGATGGTACTGATGATAAACTTGATGTAGATATTACTAGTCATGACGGAGCACCCGGCGGCCCTGCTCTTGGTGGTTTTGATAATTATTTTAAGCAAAAAATTACTATTACTAATAACGGCAAAGTGTATGGTGGTGCTGGAGGAGGAGGCGGAGGAGTTGTTGGTGTTAGCGCAAAAGAAATGCCTTCGTATTGGCACCCACTCGGTGTAGGTAGTGGAGGAGGCGGCGGTGCAGGTATTCATTCTACTAATGCTGGAGCCGCTGGCTTAGCTGCAATAGATCATATAGGTGAACAGAGTCCGCTTAGTGCTAATGCTTATGTACAAAATGGTTCTGTTGGAACTGCTACTGAAACCGGCGGAACTGGTGGAGGCTTTGATACTGTCGCCGACGATTATCCAATAGTAACTTTACAAGCCGCTCGAGAGAAGACTGATGAGCATGATGCATTAGAGCAATTTACAGTAGATGTAACAACTTTTCCAGGAATGACTGGATTATCAGGCGGTAATATAGGAGAAGCAGGAGTATCAGATACTACAGTCCCGCGACACACCGTTGGTATTTTTACTCCGACTTTTATAAACCCAGATATTGCTGATGCGTTAACTATTGTAAATAAAGAATTAAAAATGAGATTTGGTGGTAAAGCCGGTCATGCTATTAAATCAACATTAGTGACACCCGTTTGTGCTGGTGGTGGTACTTATAAAGGATCTTAACTTATAATCATTACTAGTGTTTATTAAAAATATTAATAAGTAATAGTAATGAAATTCAGTCCCAACGCTCAAGAGGCGCTCGCAGCTTCAAAATCATACGCTGAAGAATTTAAGAGTAGGTATGCTGGTACTGAGCATTTATTATTAGGCTTAATAGAGAGTGGTGATACATTTTTGGACCAGACCTTTAATCGATTAGATGTAGATATATCTCATTTAAAAGATATTGTTATTAGTATTTTAAATATAGAGGAAACTAATAAACTTTTTAAGGCTGATACAGGTCCTAACTTTACACCACGTGTTTTAAGAATAATAGATTTTGCAAAAGGCTTAGCTCAAAAGCTTGAAAAAAATACAGTAGATGTAATTCATTTATTTTTATCTTTATTATATGAAAATGATGGAGTAGCAACATCTATTCTTATGGAGTATGGTTTGAATTTTGATAATGTAAAGAACGCTATACAAAAAGAATTGGGTGATATTAAAACTAGTACTAATCTAAGTAAATCTAGTATACCGGAGAGCTTAGAGCCTTATTTTATTGATTTAACCTATCAAGCTTCA